CATCTAGGTAATAGTTGACTGTTCCGTTATCGCGCAACACGCAACGGCGCATTGCTACTTGAGCATTGATGACTCGATCCGCTACAGGGTCTCTTGTGTAAGCATCCGTATTGGCATTCCAACCAAGCGTGACTGATGGCGGCTGAGTAATTTTTGCAGACGCAACAGAGGTAAGCTCAAGCGTCTGCGCGGTCGGTGTTGTGCTGTCCGTAGCAGTCGTGACGGCACGAACATACTTATCCTTATCGCCTGCCTGGATGGCATAGGTCAGCGCAGTGGCGCCTGCAATATCCGCCCAGCCGCTGGTGCCATCAGAGCTGATCTGCCACTTGGTGGCGTAGGTGAGCGGTGCCGTACCGCCTGTTGCGGTGCCAGCCGTTGCGGTCAGCGTGCCGCCAACAACAGCAGAGCCTGCAATGACAGTGTCGGTTGCCTTTACTAAAGGCGGGACTGGCGGCGCAGTCTGCTGAGTTACTACCCAGCGGAAGTACACCGTTCCGATCTGCAGATCGCCGGTATAAGTCGTGTCGCCTGTTGATGCTGGTGTGTCGCTGTAGCTCAGCGTTCCACTCCATGTGCCGCCTGCGCCAACTAAGCCTGTCGCTTGCGCAAAGCGTGTTCCAGCACCGGCGCTGTTATCAGTAAAGCTAACGATGCCACTCACTTTGCCGGTAATCGTGATCGACTGAGCGCTGGTCGCGGTGCCGCCTGCTGCAGCCACCGTCGAGGGGCTAATGATGAACGGGTCCGCCTGCGATCCAGTGCCGCCGTCAAAGCCAGGAGTGGCGGCTACATCGCTAGGAGCTGGATTGATCGGTCGCGGCCCGCCACCAGCGGCCTCTTCCCAACCACCGGCACCCCCATTAGCGGTTGGATCCCAAACGTTAATAATCGCAGGGTTTTGACTGGTATCTACCCAGATTGTTCCGTTGTTCAGCGTGTAGGGCGGGCTAGTCGGTGCAGTAGCGCTATGGATGATCGAGCCATCCAAAGCAAAGGATTTGATTGCAGCAGCACTGTCGTTGTAGTCAGTGCCTCCACGATTGACCAGCAGCAGATCAGTGTTTTGAAGAGTCATGACGATCAGGGAAGGGTGGGCAGAAGAGCAATGTTCTTGGCTAAGTAGTTATCGGCCAAGGTCTTAGGCGTAATCGTCTTCAGGGCATCGGTGCCAGTCTTCACCTCTGCATCGGTTGCCAGCTGGATAATGCCCTTCACCGTCTCCGATGCGTCGGGCTGCAAACCAATCTTTCTGATCGCGTTTGCTGAATCCTTTACATACAACGCAGGCGCTGATGCTTCGTAATTGACAGCAATCTCGCCATAGTCCAAATCCGTAGGCAGCGGAGCCTTCCCTGCCACTGCCGAACGTTTGTGCTGAATCTTTGGGGCCATGGCCTATACAGGCGAACAATCGCCCTATCCAGGGCTTGCCTAGGTTCCCGTCAGGTAAAGACTCCCCCGTCACCGCTTCCGGTGAACGTGTTCAACGTGCTGCCGTCGAAGAAATTGCCGCCATCCAAAATCGCTGCAACACGCGCTCTCGCGATCCCATATCGGAAGTTGCCACCGTCAACGTCCAACTTCTCAAAAGGCATGTCGTGCGGTTCAAGCAGCGTCAGTTTCATCTGACGCTTTGGACCCCATCCCTCAGGCAGCGTGATCACCTCAACCGTTGTGCCCGGATAGGCGATCACAATCAAAGCCGCAGCTTCCCTGATCAGCGCATCAGCAGACCATGCCAGCAGCCACAGCTCGTATGTGCGCTGGCAGTCCTCCCTGAAATACTGCCGAACAGGATCAAGCCCAGGGTGGCGATTGATCACCAACTCCAGACCTGAAACCTTCGTCCCAGCAGGCAGACCTTCGCTGTCTGCCCTTACTGCAACAGCAGGGGTGACCGCCCCATTCGACAAAGTGTAGGAACCGATGAAGCCCGTGAGGTAGGACTCCAAGTCATCCCTTAGTTGCCGGATGGTCACCCTCATGGCCTAGCTTCCCGCCAGCAACAGCTCTCCTGCTGAGACGTAGGCGAAGTGAGGCTTTACTGGCATCTGAACTTCGTAGGTCAGAAGCGGGCGATCACGATCCCGAAGTACCACCGTCCCCGAAACCATTGACGAGACCACCAGCGTGCCCCTGATGTTCTTACCTTCCCAGGTGGGCGCCAAGATTGCAACGGCACGGTCATCACTCCAAAGAACGCGAACCTCAGGAACCCTTGTTGAATGCTGAGCTGACTCCAGCACAGCTTGCCAGCAACCAATCAAGGCATCAGGGCATTCGCCTTCATGCCGCAACTGAAGCGCAATCGCTGCTGCTTCAGCAGGGAACGCTTCGCCCGCATTCCTCTTCTCAGCAAACAGGCAAAAGTCTTCAACGCCAAATGGTTTCGGCGCACGCTTTGAATCTCGGTTGATATTTGCCGTCAGTGCCGTCAGCTGGGCCAACGGCATTTCGTTGATTGATGCCTCTTCCTTCTTGATCCGTTGCAAGTGCCGCCAGGCACTGATCACGCACTGGCGGAGTTCACGGCCAAAGGTTTGGCGGTCCCATTGCCCTGGGAACCCTCGACAGAGGTCCCAGAAGATCCGTTCCCAGTCCGTCGCCTCTTGCTGTTCTCCGCTTGCGGCTTTTTTATGTCAGCCTCTGTCGGCGGTACCTGATCAACACCCTCCGCGGCGATCTCGCTTTCTGCAAATTCCCAGATCGCCTGGAACAATGCACGCGGCAGCTTCTGGGTTTCTTCGACCGTCCAGTCCCGCTGATCTAGCCGATACCGAATTAACGCCGTCACGGTTGCCACCATGCTGCGCTCACCGGCCGCGGCATAAATTCGAGCGACCTGCTCAATCTCTGCTGAGTGCTTGATTCGCAGTAGATCAGCCGCAGGCTCAAGCTTTTTCCCTATGACGGCGTCTTGAATCAGGTTGAACGCTTCTACCAAGCTGATGTCTTCAGCCTGAGCGATTGCTTCAGCGATCTGCGCGCCCTTGGCAAACGAGCTTTCGTCTGACACCTGTAAGGCGTTGATCTCTGCTGCCTCCGCAACAGTCAAACCTCCATACACCTCAAACTCAAGAACGCCTGTCGTCGCGTTGCCACAGCGACGCTTCTCGCGCTCTTGCGGGGCCTGGACAAATGGGAGACCACTCATTTGCTGCTAGGTGGCTGGGTCAGAATCTTTGCTCTAATCGACTTTTGCAACAAGGCAAAACGATTCGCCTGCGTTTGGATCTGTAGCCGATTCAGAAGTTGCTGAGGCGTCATGGCTAGATGATAGGTGCAAACACAAGCTCAGATGTCAGCCGTGTTTTCAGAGGTCCCTTCGTGGTCCATCCATTAGCGACAAGAATCGCCTCGGTGTAGTCCTTGGGCAGGACGCCGTATGGCAGTGTCGCTCGCAAGGCGACCGCATCCATACCGCCAGAGAACTGCTTTTCAAGTTTTACCCAAACGCTGGACGACGCTGTCTGGGTACACGTGATCACAGCCTTGCCCGTCGTGGGGTCATAGTTCAAGGTCTGCGGCCATGAATCGTATGCCGTGGCGTAGTAACCGTTAATTCGGCTGAACGTATAGCCGGAATACCCTGGCGATCTCGAAAGGTGATCAAAGTACAAGGCACGGTATGGGTTAGGCGCTGACATGACAGTGCGCCAGAACTGGTCGAACGCACTTTCGCCTCGTGTCGAAAGCTCGTTGCCGAGGTCGTTGTTCAGCAATGGCGGGCTGAAGAGGTCCCATTGGGTCAGGTCGGTTCGCGTGTAAGTTGCTGCACCCGTCTTCAGGTCACACGACCACTCAAGACAAAACCACTTAATGCGTTGGCTGTTCTGATAGCCGTAAAAGTTCAAGAACCGCTGCGAAGCAAGAAGCGGCATCAACGCGCCGGGGTCACTGTCGGACAGCGCGTAGTCAGGGTCATTTGTGAATAGATAACGCTTGTTCCGCAGGGCAAGACGATAATCACTGTCGAGCGCAACGTAAGGGTCAGAGATCTTGTACCCCTGGTCATCAAATCCGTCTTGGCTCAAGAAGTCCCCTAGCGGGGTCATCTCGGTGATCAGCTGCCAGTGGTAGACCTTTCCTCCAAAAACCGCCGAGACATTTGACAACACCCGATAGTCCTGCCGAGAAGCAGGGTTGGACGGCCTTACAAATTGATTGTCCCTGCTATGCAAGAACGTGTCGTGGGTTGCCTTGATCTCGCTATATGAATACGGGAACGGCGATGGGTTTCCGTCCCTCATCGCTGGGATCGATGTTCCTGGCTTGAGCCAAGAGGTGTCAAATGTCGCTGAGATATGACTCTTCTGCCGTGATGTCCAACTCAGCTGGAAATAAACGTCAGGAATGCTCAGGCGCGACGTCGGGACAATCTTCCCATTTTGGTGCAATGAAGGGCCCCAGAAGACGTCAGCCTTGGTGTAGTAATTGCTGCCCTCATAAGGCTGGACGCTCAGTATCAGCTTGTTGAGCGTGAGGTCCCTGGCAATCCTTGTGTAATAGCCAGTCCAGCCAGCAGAAGCTGTTTCCAACGTGCCAGGGACGACCTGCCTGCCTGGCAGTTCCAGCTCAACTAGACCACCCTTCTCAGGTCTACGGGTGGCCGTGAGCTTCTTGCCAGTCTTTAGGGCCTCAAGAGCAGACCCCTGCTTGTTCTCCTCATCGCTCTGCTTGGCGCGCTCCTCAGTATCTGACTTGCTTTCATCAACAAGCTGCTTAGTAAGCCGTTGAGCAGCGCGGTTGTCCTGATCCTGCTGAAGAAGACTTTTAGGCCCGACCGTAACGTTGATGTACGTCGCCATCAGTCATCTTGAATCAGAGAAATCACATAGGTCTTTGAGCTTCCGGCCGCAAGCGTGATGTCTGGCGCCTCAACGGAAATACTGTGCAGATAAGTCTCACCGACGAAGTGCAGACAGACCGTGTTGTACGTGAAGCCAGCGCCAGAAGCGGTGTATGCCGCCGTAATGTCAGGCAGCTCTACGCGACCAGTGCCGGGAACGTAGGCGCCAGTACCGGTCGTGCCAGTAACAGCTGCGTATCCATTGCCAGCCGCAACTTCAACAGCCTTCCAAGCGGCTGCCGTACTGTCTGCCGTAAGGCCGCCTGTGTTGTTAGCTAAGAACACCTCGTAGTTCTTGCCGTTGAGGGCCAGCCCAGCCTGCCTCTCAAGCTCCTTAGGAGAAATCGTCAGAGTGAGAGCCATTTCGCGGGTCCTTTCCCCTAGTATCCCTCATCTTATTCAATCGGGGTGACATGCACATCGCGGGCAATAGTCCAGCTTGTACCTGTCGCGTCTGTGCTTTCAAATATGTAGCTCATCTGCTTCACCTTCGTGACAGAGTTAGTGACGATTGAAGAGGAAGAGTCATAGACGTTGAAGTAGTCACTGGTTGAGCCAGTGTCACCGATCCGCACTTCAAACAAGTTGCGTCCAGCAAATTTTGCAGGATCAAAGAAGGCAATCTCAACAACTCTTGCGAATGAAGTAGAGGTCTCTGTTGCCTCCATGCGGACGCGAACTGTTCCGGCCGTGATCTTGGTGAAGACTTTTTTGGTATAAAGCCGTTTCGCAAGAAGATGAATCTTTGGCTCTGCGGGATTTGTCGAATTTGGTGGGTCGATGCGTCCGCCAGCTCCAAACGTGATCGTGAAGCACGGATGAACGTTAAGGCTGTTGTAAGTGCCATTCATCAGCCCGAAGCTAAATGGCATCCCTGTCACCGCCCACGAGGAGGCCCCAGCGCCGCCGCTGTATTCATTGCCGCTAAACACCTCAGTCCAGCCCGCAGGTGTAGCGCTGGTCAAACCTGACCCGCCAAGCGGAACAGCCGCAGAGTTGACGATTGCAAAATTCTCCGGCAGCAGACTGATCGCAGCCAGGGTCCTTGTTACCGCTAGCAAGAATGCCGGCGGGTCGTTTTGAACGGAAATACTGGCCAGCGTTCTGGTCTTCGCCTCGACATTGGCGACCGTTGCCTCTGCTGCATTGATGAGCGCCTTGGTACGAGTGATCATCGACACCTGTTCCGTCTTGATCAGCGGGACGTATGAACGAACAGAAGCGGTGGTCCGAGTCCTTCCCAAAAGCTTGACCAGCTCGTTCCATGGCGGGACAACATCAGCCACCGTCACGTCACCGTTTGCATCGGGTACAGGCAGCGGAGGGAACACTGTGACCCCAGGAGCAACAGGCACCCAGGCCGTCCCCGTCCCTCCGGCTACCCCCCAGTACAAAGCGTCGACGCTGGAAACAATGCCTTCGCTTGAAAACGCCCAGCTGATTCCATTTGCTCGATACATCACAGACAAGCTGCCATTACTAAGGAACAGCGGGCTGAATGGCGCGCTCGGCATCTTGGATGGAGCTAGCTGAAGGTTTGCGCCGCTCCGGTTTCCTAGAAGCAGCTGGTTTTGAACACGTCCATAGCGCAATGCCTTCGCTGCCGCGTCGCCCTTGATCACCCTTCCAGTAGGGCTCCAAATATCGTCAGATTGATAGGGCATCGAAAAGGTCACGACCCGTTGTGACGCCGCGGACCCCACCGCAAAGACCATCTCGGCCTTAGACACAGAACGCGCAGAAGCGTCTGGCGTCCTCATCCGTGTATCAGCCGGCTTGACCTGACCTGCCGCATCAGATGGTCGGCGTGACGTCCTCACCTGCATATCCGTCTGGACCAGCTTCCTGCTGACTGCGTTCAGCCAGATCACCGCATCTGTGTCATCAGCGAACGGCGCCGACTGCTGGATTTCTGCTGCTGCCTGCTGACCTTGCGGAGTCAGCATCCAATTTTGATAGGTGACGGTTGTCGTTTTCTGCCCTTCAACGGCTGGTTTTGCCCCCTCGCCAGCCTCGATCAGCTTCCATGCCGGCACATCGGCATAGATCGTCTCGTACGTCTCAATAATGCGCTCAACTAAGACCAGATCACTGCCCAGCGTGACGTAATCGTTCCCGCCAGTGGCATTGGCATAGACAAACGTGATGTCGATTCCGCCCGCCCACGCAAAGAAGGGTTCATAGCGCTCTGTCGTTTGACTAGTAAGAGCCCCCTCCTTGTCGTACTCATAGACCTCGATCGTCTTGGCGTTCGCTTCAATCGCCGGATTGACGACCCCACCTGCGGTGATGATCTGTGAGCAGTAAGCGTTGGCTGCTTCAGCGAAGAGCACGCGTCGCTCAGTTTCGCGAGACAGGACCGTGTCGCTCTGGTTAAGACCCTCTCCTTCTGAGCTGGAGATGACACAAGTGGCTGGGTCCCAGGTCTTGTCTTCCCCGTAGGTCGTTATGACCTTGGTATAGGGGATGTAGGAATAAGTCTGCTGGAAGCCTGCTGCACGAACCTCAATCTCCACAGGATCGCCATAAGCCTCTTCCTCAGACCACGTTTCCTTGCCGCCTGCCGTCAGGTCGTAGTCCCTATCGGTCTCAAAGCTGTTGTAAGTAACGGCAATCGCTTCACCAGGAAGATCGCCAACACCAATCGAGCCCAGGTCGATAACGTGATCTGCTGTCAACTGTGGACCCGTGCCACCTTGCGAGGTCAGGCTGACAATTTGCAGCGTTTCTGTCTCGTCCAAGTAACCCAAAAAGCTCTCAGACCGCAGAAGGTCGCTCAAGACCGAGACGTAACCAGAGCTGAAATCAAATTCAGCGATATTGAAGTTGTTGGTGAGTGGGTCAACGCTCGCAGTAAGGCCAAGTCTCTGCAAGCAACGCGCCATCACATCCTTCGCCCTTACTGGGTAAGGAACCAGTGAATCCGCTGGATACTCCGTGTAGCCGTTTAAGCACTGCTGCTGACGGCCAGTCGTCTTCTCTGGCTCTTTGAGGTCAGACAGATAGGTCAGCAAGCAACCCAACTCGACCTTGGTGGTTTTACGAAACGGGTCAGCAAAGCTGCTAAGCACCCGCATCCTGCGCGGCAACGTCTTCGTCACCCCGGAATGCACGTAGGAAAACGTGACTGCCGTCCCAACAGGAGGCGTATGAAGACCTACCAGCTCACAGCTTCCCCTGGTTTTGATCAGTCCATTGCCTTGGATGTAGTCATCACTCACGCTGCCACTGATCAGCGAGCCCAAGCTGCAAGTGACCGTTGCACGAATGTCAATCGTCGCCATTACTTCGCCTGCCCCAGTGCGATTGACACGGTATAGATGTCAGCTCTGGCACCTGCCACGATTTGAGCCTCAGCTGAAGCCGTTGGCGCGCTGATCGGATACCAGTCACCAGCAGAAGGAGACGTCTGAATCGTCGTTTCGTACCACGTCTGAATAGCAGCCCAGCCCGCTGCATCGGTGTCGCCCTCTAGTTCCCTCACCCTCGTGGCAGTCAACGGACCTGTGATGTAACTCGCACCACCAGCAGTCAATGCCATCTGTGGGACGTCGGCATAGGTCTCTGGAGGCTTTGTGAGCTGGATAGTCGTCGCTCCAAGCGCCCAGGTGCCGAAGTAATACTTGGCAGCCGATCCCCCGCCCTGACGCTGCAGAACCTGCAACGACTGAGCTGCATCAACAAGCTCAACTGAAGCTTGGACATATGCCCCAACCTGCTCCCCACTAGGAGCAGACAAGAACCAGCACGCAACCCCTGCCCATGTGACCCCATTGGCCGCAGCCGTTACATCAACAGTCGTCCCGACGCTGTTGGACGTCACGCTGTCAGGGTCTGTGATCCGCGTGTCCCGCCAAGTGTTGTAGACGGTCAAAAGACCCTGCCATTCAGCGGCCGTCATCAATGCCTCTAGCCGGCATTTACGGGCTGTCAGGCCGAGGCGGACATCCACTTGGTCGTAGCCATAAGGCTGGACGGTATAGCGGTTGCCGCTATAAACCCAGCTGCCGATCGTGAGTGTCATCAGAGCCCCCTGCTAATGGCGTTCACCATCTCGCCGTAGCCAGAGACCTGTTGGCCGTTGACGTAGACGTTCCAGTCCTTCTTCGCCAGCGCTGCCATCTCGCTAGCGGTCTGATCGAGCTTCACACCGAGATCCGTGAAGCTAACGCCAAGCTGCTCTTGTGTTCGAGCAACTTGGTCCTGAGCCTGCTTGTAAGCATCGAAGCTGGCATTGATTCCCTCTAGTTTGCTGGCCGTATCAATCAAGTCCTGATTGGTCTTGATCCCAGCTCGAACTGATGTCTCGTCGAACCGCCCAGTCGCCAGCGATTTGTTCAGGCTGGCGCGGGCATCTGCAATGACCTTCTTGCGCAGACCCTCGTTCAACAAATCAAGGTTGCTGCGCAGTACGCCCTTAAGTGAATCACTGGCGCTCTTGAGCTGATCTGCTGCTGACTTGGCCGCAGACTTCATCGCGTCGCCAGCCTTGGCCATTGCTGATTCCAGCTGGTCAGACGCAGCTTCGGCAGACGCCTTGAGGTTGGCGTCCCCCGGCTTGCCGCTAGCGGCTGCTATCGCTTCCTTGTAGCGCAAGCGTGCAGCATCGATTTGCAGCTGAGCCTCTGCTGCTTGCCTTGCAGTGCCCTCAAGGCCTGCAAGCTTTGTCGCCATGCGGTACTCGTCACGGGCAGCCTGCGCCTTCTTCGCGATCTGCTTGTCGACCTGGCCTGAAGCCTTGACGTCAGTAGCGCCGATCAGAGCATTGAAGTCATCTGCCGCCTTCTTGGCCTCTTTCCCGGCCTTTCCTATTGCCTCCTCGGCGTCGGAGCTGATCTTGTTCAGCCCATACATCGCCGCGCCAGTCGCCACCACAGCACCGGCAAGGATTGCCCAACCTTTCGGACCCGTTAGCGCCAACAAAGCAGCCTGAGCCACTGCTGCTGCATTTGCTGCAAGCCGCCATGCCTTGAACGCAGCCACCACAACGCCAATCCCAATGGCGAATGGAGCGAGGGCTTTCCCTGTTTGGATTACACCCTTTGCAAAATTGACAATCGATTCCTTGTTGTCGGCCAAGTATTGACCGAGAACACGCACGCCGACTGCAATGCTGTCGAGCGCGCTGTTCAGCGCAGGGCCAAACGCTTCAGCCGCCGCTTCCTTCACATTGGTGAAGGTGGCCCCAAGCGATTCAAGCTGCGTCTTGGCCGGCGCTGACGCTGTCGCGAGGCTCTTCGCCGCCTTGAACAGGATGTCGCTCGTGATCTTGCCCTCAGCACCAAGCTCACGGAGAGAACCGACATTGGTGTTCATCTCCTTGGCAACAGCCTGAGCGAACACAGGCAGGTTCTCAAGGACTGAACGCAGCTCATCACCCTGAGCGCGACCAGCAGCAAACGCCTGCTTCAGCTGCAAGATGCCTGACGCTGCTTCAGCCGAACCAGCCCCTGACAGTCGCGCAGCCTTATTCAGACCGACATAGAGCACCTCAAGCTCTTTAAGCCCGATCCCAGTGCCCCTCAGGGACCCATAAAGCTGGGCAAAGCTGCTGCGAGCCTCAAGATTGCTTAGGCCAAGGATCTTCGCAATACGCGAAGCAGAGGCCATCGCAGCCTCTGATTCGCCATAGGCATCAGCAAGAGCATTGAGCTGGATCTTGCTCCTCTCAGACGCCTGCCCGACATCTGCGATCTGGCGCACCAGCACGCCAATGCCTGCAGCACCTGCAAGCGTTGTCGCAAGGCCAGCCAGCGAGGCACCAAACGCTTTCGGTCCCTGCGCCTTGCCTAGAAGTTGATCGACCTTCTGGATCTCCTTCTGGAGAGACCGAAACTCTTTTGACCCAAGCTTTGCCTGGGCCAACATGTTGTCAAGCAGTCCACGCTTGAAATTCAGGCCAAACAACGTGTCAGGCCCACCTCCCTTGCCACCTGCCCCTTGGAAGGCCTGCGCGGTCTGCGCGACCATCTGCCGCGCGCGGTCCAGCCCTGCCTGAAGAGCGCCTAAATCAATGCCAAGCTGTAGCTGAGCTTCTCCGAGACTCCCCGCCACAACTCATATCCCTTGCTGCTCCTAGGTTCCCCGACGCCGGGAAGCTATGGAAAGGGGGGAGCGCAGGTGGCGTCTGCACTGGTCGCACTAAAAAACGCGACGGTCGTGTTCACCGTTTCAGATGCAGGGACCATGACGGATCCTGACACCGGGAACGTGGTTGCTAACACCACGACACTCTCTTACGAGTTGTTCCTGCGTAAATCAGGCGGCAACCTCGAACGCGACCAGCCCGGCGTTGATGTCATCAGCAGCGTCTACGAGGGCTATTGCATCAACCCTCAAGCCCTCGATCAACGCATCGTCCAAGGCACCACAGCACGCATCACCTTCGCCAGTGACCCTGAAATGGACTGCGTCGTAGAAGACCTCCGCTTCAACTACGGCACTACCGGCCTCCTTGGTTCCACGCTCCAACAGGTCCTAGGAGACAAGGTGCGCCTGGTTCGCTACTGGCAGCAATAAAAAAGGGGGCCAAAGCCCCCTCTCTGCTCCTCCGCCCAGCGACCGTCAGGGTGTGACAGTCGCTTCAGTCAGCACGTAGGGGCCGTAACCCACAAGGTCAAAGGTCACCTTCGCCACGTTGCCAGCTTGGATGTCCTCAGAGAAGTTGCCAACAGCGGCCACACCTGCGTGGGTTTCAGCGGTGCTAGCGCCACCGCCAGTCACGGCAGGAGCAGGAGTCTCACGGAACCACTCGATCATCTTGCCGGTAGCCGAGTCACGAGCTGCTTCTTTCAGAAGCTTGTAGCCCTCGTCTGCGGTGTCAATGTTCAGCTCACAGCTGATCGTGTAGCTGTTGGCGGTGACGATCTGCTGCTTCCAGCCGTTGGTGGTGGTGTCGTAGGTAATGACCTCTTGAGTGTCAGTGGTGGAACTCAGACCAGCGTTGGAAAGGTTCTTCACCTCAGTCATGCCGGTGCTGGCACTAGGAGCAGTCGAGCTGCTGGTGCCGACCTTGGCGAAAAACTTGTAGCCAAAGGCGTTGAAGAATCCCACGACCGATCAAGAGCTTTGGCCTAGCTTTCCCTCGTCAGCTCTTCGCGCTCCAGAAGCTCCATTGGAGTAGGGCGTGAACAGGAATGACCCTCCCACTCGTTTTGCTCGTGATACATGCCGGCAGTAGCGGCCAAAGCCAAACGAAGCTCTTCCCGACTGGTGGCCAATAGCTCGATCACCTCAGCGATTGAATGCCCCTTCGCTGCCAGCTTTCGTGCCGCCTGCCCTAGCTGCCGCACCTTCGGTGGTGCCTTTACATGCCAGTTGTGATCACGAATGAAGTGAAGGATCGTGCCTTCGCAGAACTTGGTGAGCAGCGTCGAGAACTTAAAACCAAGGGTCGGGTCAAACGCACGACACGTCTTTAGGAATCCAATGTCGATACAGCTGTAGACATCGAGCTTGTCGACAACTGGATACTTGCGGCAAAGCTTTGAGCCCAGGAGCCTGATTAGGCCCTGATGCTCCACATACATAGCCCCAAACCGCTTTTGCTCTTCCCTTGTTAAGGGCTTAGCTAGGTGTGATGAACTCCGCCGCCGAGGCTTTTGCTTCGCCCCCTCAAGATCTAGCGACGGCTGCTCATATGACCCCATAGGGGCATGTTATGAGCCCTACCCCCGAATAACAGGAACCATCCAACTGCGGCCACCGGGGATCACGCTCGTCGTGAGACATCCCAAAATCCCTGTCAAGTGAGGCATCACGCTCAAGGGCGTTTTGATAGTCACGCCGCTACCAGCTGCCGCATCGCGCCACTCAAGCTCCATCACGTCAAGCTTCAAGCGCTTCAGGTCAGCATTCGGCACGCCAGGCACTAATTCACCAGGGGTTCCGCCACCTCCAGAGCCACCAATGCCTGAGATCAAGCCAGGGTCATTGAGAAGACCTTCGGCAAGGTCAAAGATGGACAGCTCGACCTCACGCGGAATTGTCACGTCGTCGTAGGTCTTTTCACCGCAAACGGCGCCCTTACGCGGCCAGTCCAAGGGTTGAGTTGATGCAGCCTTGGTCCCAACCCAGCTCAAGGTGTCGAGCTGCAGGGTCGCTTGGATTAACGCCTTTTCCTTATCCGCCGTTGTCGTGGCCGCATCGTTCCACTTCAGCGTGCCAAGCATCGTGGCCGCGATGGCATCAGCTTCAGCCACCGACAGATAGCTGTTATCAACGGTTGAACCCGCAAGCTTTGCCAGTGACATGGCCTTTTCCCTAGGTTCCCCCAGCCATCTTCACGGCGGTCTCAAGGTTCACCTTGCCGCTCACAAACGCTTTACCCACCTTCTTGCCAAGCACTTTGACGGCAGTCGCAGGGTTCCTGCGTAGCCAGCCTTCTGTCGCCTTCTTCGACGTATCAATGTCAACGGTCTCGCCGCCATCGCCACGTGCAGGGCGGTCCTGCGTGAAGAAGCTCTCAGGCAGCAGCACACACCGGCAGTTGGGGTGCGGGCTTTCCTTGATGTAATCCATTGGGAACCGCTTGCCGTCTAGACCCATGCACGTGGCGCATACACGGCTATCGAGCAGTGCTGACCACACTTGCTCGTTGTCTTCCTGCCATGCAGGGCTCGTCTCGATCTGCCACAGCAGCTGCTGAGCAATGCTGCCCGTGTCCTGCACGCCGCTCGTGATGATCGCCTCAACGTGACGCTCTGTTGGACGAACAATGGCGTCAGCAAACACCTTGCCGACGTCATCGGGGAACAGGCCCAGCATCCGGTTCACCTTGTCAGCCACAGAACGCGGCAGACGATCACTGAGCAGCTCACCCCACGGCACGCCGTTCACCATCACCTGACCCATCGCCTGGGGTAATGCGGCCGCGGCAGTCAATGAACCCGTCGCAACGCCACCAGTGCTGATCACCACTTGGCGCGCAAGGTTCAACTGCTGATCGATGAAGTCATTCATCACCTCGCTCGTCTGCATCGTCTGCATTAGCGGGGTGGCGTACTGCTCGCGCATATACGCCTCAACCTCTAGACGCAGCAGCTTGAGACGCTCGACGCGGTTAGGCCCAATCTGATTGAGGCCATGGAACTCCACTTGCCCACGCACCCAGGCCAGGGCTTCACGTAGGCGCTTTAGAGCGTGCTTTGTGAGCTTGGCTTCTAGCTTGCGCTGACGGATCGCAGCGGCCAGGAACTCCTCTAGATCAGTCATCTAATAACCCAACCGTTTCCACTCATTCTCGAAGAATCTTTCCATCGGGAACTCATCGCGCAGCACTGGGGTAATCCAGTCTCGTGGCGGCATGATCTTGCCCGTCCTCGTCGTGTAACCCGTCAAGATCAGACTGCTATAGGGCACGTTCCACGTGAACAGGCAGGTCGTCGCGTTCAGCATCGTCCGCTCTTGCGACAGCTTGAACGCCCCTGTATCAACAATGTTTCTCGGGCTGGTCACCACCTGACCGTTCTTCCTGATGGTCACCTGTGGCCAGTCAAACTTCTGCTGCGTGATGCTTTCCTGGAACTTCGGGTAAAGCTGCGTGCAGTAATCACCAAAGACAAAGCGGGCACGCTGCACGAGCTGCGCCCCGTTCCATTTGCTGATGTCCAGGCTCGCCTTAATCCGCATCGAAGAACTCCACGATCGCCTGCCGCAACAGCATGTTGTCGTGATGCAGTTGGCGCATAATCCTCGCAAGATCATCACGAGAGGCATTCATTGCCAGTCGTGCTGTGACCTCTAAAGCGAACTCCTGAGAAGGATCAAGCTTGGGCCCAAGGCCTGGTGCGTTCGCCATACAGCCTCCTCAGTAGGTGCCGCAATCAATCACAGCTGTGACCACCCACTTGGTATTAGTGGCGTCCCACTTGAGCATCTCGTCAGCCGCTGTGCCTACTGGCAAGCGGTCACTGACCACCTTCAACTGAGATGCATCAATGACGCGGCCTGCGGTGCCTGCCGTTACGGCGGCAGCGTCTGCCAAACGAACAACGCCAGTCGCGGCAGTGGTCGCAGCATTGACGCCAACAATCGGATTGGCGGCATCAGTCGCGTCAACCGTGACCGGCAGGGTCGGCTGAATCGTGGTGACCGAAGCGGTCGCCAGGTCAGCAGTGCTCCATTCGGTGCCGTTGTAGATCAGCAGGGCATCTTTGGAGACAGTGCCTGTGATGCCGGTCCAGGAGGCGTCAGCAGTGCCTGCAGTGCTGTTGTGATAGACGTCGCCGCTAACGGCTGCAGGGGCAGTTGCGGTGACATCTGCATCGCCCTTGTAGATCAGTGCGCCGGTGATGCTTGCACTCAGGACGCCGTTGCCGTCAATGGCAAGGTTGGTGCCGACCTTGACGCCGCCCAGCACCGTGGCTGAAGCCGTCGGCAGGGTGTACTTCGCAGCCAGCAGTTGAGCGGCATCAATCGCGACGCCAGCTGTCCCACCTGTGATTTCGGCGCTAGTGGCAAAGCGCATGACGCCCTTCGCCGCATTGGTGGCATCAATGCCAGCGATCGTGACGACACCTCCAGTCTCGCTAGCTGAGAGCCCAGTACCAGCTGTCGCAACGACAGTGGTAATAGTGCCGCCACCGCCACCGCCTGGAGCAGGGACGTTCACCCAGTCGGTGCCGTCCCAGGCGATCATCTGACCGTTGGCCAGAGCAATGCTCTTGCCGATATTGACGTCGCTCAGGCTGCCGAGCGGGAAGTTCTGGATCGTTGCACCGGCGAAGTTGATCGTGCCAGTGACAGCAGTAGTGCCACCAAGGGTGACGTTGCTGTTAAAAGTATTGCTACCCGTCCAGGTGTTGTTCCCACCTGTCCCGGCGCTGACATCCTTGACCGCTTTGAGTTGAGCGGCATCGACGACACGACCAGCTGTCCCGGCCGTTATTGCTGCTGCATCCGCTAACTGGACAACGCCGCGGACAGCAGTCGTAGCAGTGATGCCAGCGATCGTGACCGCACCACCGACAGTGCTGCTGCTGACACCACTGCCTGGCGTCGCGCTGACACTGGTCAAGGTTCCAGTGCCACCACCCCCGCCAGCCTTTACAAGGACACCACCCTCCTTGACATACAGGGCATCCTCGTCAAGGGCGTAGCAGATTTCGCCTTCTTCCAAAGAAGCGAGATTGGTGAGCAAGTCCGCCTTGTTCCCCCTGGCGGGAAGGATCGGGGTACGTGGCGACGGGACTGGCACCGCTTCTCTCGTCTACTGGCCTAGCTTCCCGGTCACAACGGCACTTCCAGCACTACGTATCCCCGTCGCTGCAGGCGTCTCCTGATTTGATACGCCTCGCCAGGGTCACAGTCGATCACTGGGGTCGTCACTGGTGGCCTATTGGCAGGCGGGATCGACTCACTTGGCTCGATATAGAGCCTGACAAGACCAACCATCGACCGAGGCTTCGGGGATGCCCTTAGAGGCTAGGCAGACATAAAAAAAGGGCCCCCGAAGGAGCCCTTGAACATTCCGATCAGCCGAAGCCAATCACACGTTAGCCGCATAAGGCGAGTTGACGGTGAGCTTGACCACGTCGCACATCTTGCGCTCGGTGTAAGCCAGGGTCCAGGAGCCAGCAGTGCTGAGAACGGTGTTGCTGGGGTTGTCGGTGCCGCCGTACTTGGTGCCCATCACATGGAAGCCGTAGTGATAGTTGCACTGCAGCACATCTTGCAGCGAGAGGATGTTGCGATCGGCTTCGATCCGCATCTCCTGCTGCACACCCTCGGCAACTGCGCCTTGGGTCATGATGTACACGGGGTACTGATCAGCACCGCCTGCGTTAACAGTCGGAGCGAGCATGTCGTCCACCACGACACGGAGGCCCATGAAATTAGCCACAGCGTCGCTGGTCAGACCAACGCCACCGCCACCCCAGGTGATGCCACCGCCGGTGGACAGGGCGGAAGTGGAGAAGGTCAGAGCACCGATCGCCTGGAGATAGGCGTAGACGTCGGAGTGCATCGCAATGATGCTCAGCTCGTCTGCACGCTCACCCAGCAGGTGCTTAGCGCGGATGACGTTAGCGGCCGACAGGAAGTTGGCCTCAGCAGCACCAGTAGCGGCCTGAGACACGTCCAGGGCGTTGCCGGTGAGGGCAGTGCCGAACACGCCGTCCAGCTGAGAGATCAGGGTGGCGGTGCGCAGCTTGTTCACCGCACGGGTGATGTAGCTACGAACAGCAGCCAGAGGATCGGTGCCGCTGCCAAGAGCAGCCAGGTCAGAGCTGGCATAGGCGAACGTGCGATGCAGGATGGGCATCACTTGATCACCAGCGGTGATCTTCTCGGGCGCCACATAGCCACCAGCACCCCAGGTGTTGTTGTCTTCGATGACAACTTCAGTCGGGTTGATGGGCTTGAAGAAGGGCACCTGCACCTTCACGCCGCCCTGACGGGCGTCGAGGGCAGAGTTGCGGACCACAGCACCAGACTGGATCCACTTGCAGTTGTTGTAGATGTCCTCGCGCTGGTATGCGAGGAACTCGGGACGAGTTACAAGGTCACTCAGACGAGTGCCGTTGCTGTAATTACCTTCCCAGGCAGCCATGATTCAAAAACGGATGGGTGGTTACGATGATTAACCCCTTAACGCCTCAGCTTTAAGCGACTGCGCAAGCTCTGGGTTGCTGATCTCTAACGCCATGGCTTCCGTCAGGTTGCCTGTGCGATAGGGGTTCGACATCCCAGGAGCGACGCTTGCCGCTGGTGCGGTTCCCATTCCTGCTGCACCGCTAGCACCGAAGTGGTGCTGCCATTCAGTCG